TTATATTGAAAATAGGCTAACTTTTGGGGAATTAGTTAGCCCATTTTTTGCAGAGAAGGCATCGACCACCTGACGCCCTACGCCAACCATAACTTAAAGTTATGTTACAGGCCATAACTTTTCCTTAACCATCTTGACTATTTCGTCATCAATATCTGTCTCCGTGGATGCGCTGTAGTCCTCCAAGAGCGAAATGACCAAGGATTTGATTGCGTTGGATTTGACAAAGAACTTCAGTATTGGCTTGATAAATCGAATCATTTTTTGTAATATATTCTTCTCAACTCTAGACAAATTTGCTAGTTTTAGCAAAAAGGCCACATTATGGAAGAACTAGAAGAAGAAAAGCAAAGGCCGAATATTGTTGCAACTTTCGTTCAACTTGTCGTTCTTGGGTGGTCTTTGGCCGTCATTTCTTGGTCGTACTATAACCCGAATCCTGTCAGGCAAATTGATACGACCTTTGCCGCAGGCTTGCTTTCGGGCGTCCTTACTCAATTTGGGATTGACCTGAAAAGTAAGAATAATGACAAAAAAAAGTTACAGGGTAAAGTTAATATAGTAGACAACAAAAACTCGAAAGTAGGTATCAAATGAAAAAGCTTTTACTACTGGTTGCACTCTGTTTTCCATCTGCGGTCTACTGTGATATTCAGAGTACAATAACCTCATCAGTCAAATTAGAAAGCCTTAGTGCCGCAACGTCAGCGGACAAAATCGGCTCATCTTACAGTATAAGTGGAACAAATATAACAACTACAAGCGGTGACGCTGCAAGCGTAGGTGGTTTTGGATCTGTTACAAATGGAGTTCCCGCAGTAACTATGCCAAGTGCAACACAAACCACCGCTGGTGAAACTTTTAGCTTTACTCAGTCATATCTTGAGGGTGATGCTACTGCTGGATCAGCCCCAACTGTCGGAACAGTTGGAAACTTTAGTGATCTAACTTCAACTGCCGCTGGTTCAGTAGGGACAGCAGCCGTCACTTTAGATCATCACACAATGAGTCTGACAGGTGGCACAGGAACAGGGGTAGTTCTTACTGGTCAATTTGTTACAGATTTAACTGTTGATTGATGTGGAGGATATTTTCGTTTGTTTTTCTTATATCTAGCCCTGTCTATGCTGTCCCTGTGGTCCCTAACTTCACACAGGGCAGTTCCACAAGTCGAACAGAAACCACAACTAATATTACAGAGACTATACGAACAACAGAGTATGGTGGATTTCAATATAGTGTTTCAGGTTCTGGAATCAAAATGGACGGCAATTCAATATCACCTCCTATTACTACCAGCAATCAAAACATAAACGGAACGACTTATACTTGGACAGATTTAGATTTAGGTCAAAAACCAAATTGGACTTTTACAAATCAAGGTGCTTTTCAATTTGTAGAAACATATACTCCAAGTGGGGTTCAGTCTATAACAGATATAACAAGAACCATACAATCAGAAAGCGTTACAGATACAACTACAATATTTTCGCAGTAATAGGATTATTATTTGGGAGTCCAGCATTTGCTAATACCTCAAATACTGCGGCTCCACAAGCCTCAGCTAGTGGGTCAGTTTCAAATTTTGCAACGCAAGTTTTGGGTGGACCCATGGTCGAAAATAGTTATGGAAATGGAATTATTTGTTCTGGCCCTCAAATGTCAATAAGCCCCTTTGCCTATACAAATCTAAATATAAAACGCCCTATGGATTATACATATGAAACTCCTTACTACAATCAAGCCGTTGATGATGATGGGAACCTTACAAATGCTGGTGAAATTCTTTTTTATCAAGAAAACTATAGTGGCAATAAAGATTCACTAGGTTTAAATGTTGGTGTTGCTTTGACATTTAATATTCCTTTAGATAAAAGATTTCAAGATGCTTGCTTAAAAAGTGCAACGACACAAGAAAAAATACAAAGACAAATATTATCTAAAGAAAGACTTAACTATGAACTTGCAAGGCTTAAAAATTGTGGGGAATTGAAACTTGCTGGAATTGAGTATGCAAATTCAAGTATTTACTACAAATTATGTGAAGATGTAATTGTAAGTCCAAAAAAAGGTCAAGTATTACCGCATACTCATAAATTAAAGTAGATAAGTTACGGGTATTAAACTCATCTACAGATAATTATTCTACCTTTTCTTTTTTTTCTTTTGAAAGTTTTTTCTTTATTTTTTTAAATATTTCAGATATTGCTTTTTTTATAATAGGTGCCAAAAGCGCAGAGCTACCAGCAACCACACCGATAACAGCAGTAGAAATGAGTGCTTCAGGTGAACCAATAAAGCTTTCTCTGAATGGTACTTTCTCCCAGATCGGGTCACAAGATCCATCTGTACTTCTTTCATATTTTACCAATCTTTCAATTCTTTTATCATTTCTGTAATCGCCTTCGCGAAATTGTGGTTTTTTAGGTGGACAGGGTTCAAATTTTATTTTTTCTTTTTTTGTCTGTTGAACTTCTGGTTGTTCTGGTTGAATATCTTTTGATTCTTGGCTTTGTGAAGCTAAGGGGGCTGTATAAATAAAATTGTTAGGATTATATTGCAATGGTTCAAAACTTGGTATATCAAACGTCCCACAGGCTTGATACGTGCCTTTTTCATCTTTTCCTATAAGACTCGGTAGATTATTTCTATGAGCATCAACACAGGCTGGTACATCAACTACGGGTTTAAAAATAATATCAAGTGTCGGTCTATGAAGTTCCCATATTCTTATTTTTGGAATATCTATCTCTTTAATTATTATTTGAGGTATTTCAATCTTCGGTATTTCCAATTATGGTTTTGAATTTTTAAATTCTGGTATTGTTGGCCCTGTCATATCAGGTAAAGCATTGTCTAAAACCTTTGGCATCATATTTTGAACATTATTAAGCACTTCATTCATTACCCTAGCTTTGAACTGCTCGCTGGTAACAAAGCGGTAAGCGTAGTATGAACCGCCCAACATTGACAAGGTAAGAAATAAAGACAACAATGAGGCTATCTGACAAATTTTTTGAAACATAATGCTAAGAGAAATTTTAAGAGTTTTGGCTATGCCTTTGACTTTGATGACATTTTGCTTTATTCTGGGGTTGATGCCTTTATATCTGATGGCTGGTTTACTTCGGATGTCTCTTGAATCTCAAGAATCTGCTGTTCCAAAATCTTCATTGCTCCGTTAGTTTCATGCAAAGCAATCCATAACTGCTCTCTTTGTTGAGCAAGTTGTTGTAACCTTTCCTGTAAATTCATAATTTAATATAGCTTTTTACCAGCAGTAATGGCAGCATCTATAGCTGTAAAATCTTCTGATGTCCAAATAGAAGTTGTTTCATCTAGTTTTTTGTAGGCTTTGATAATTTCTAAATGTTCTACATTACGTTTAATTTTGTCTTTGAAATCATTATCAGTTTCATCTGATCCTTGAGCAGTACCAATAACAGTTACGCTATCACCAGCAGCAGAGAAGATCGCTGCGATTTCATCTGCGGTTCTTTCTTCCATAATTAGAAATAGATTTGTTTACAGTTTACCCTGCTTCGAGGGCTTTGACTTTTACGGATAATTCTTGTATTGCTTTAACTATAACAGGTAATAAATGACCTGCACTTGCTTCTAATTTATCAGGATTATCATCTAAAATTAATTTCATATAATTTTCAACACCTGCATCTTTTTGGGCTTTATCTAATTCTTGGGCAATAAAGCCTGCTCTTTGACTTCCATCTTTACTTGGTACAGGTTCTCTATGTTTCCAAGTAAATTTAACTGGACGAATAGTATTAAGAAAGTCTATTCCAAGAGGTAAATCAATAATATCTGTTTTATCTCTTTCATCAGATAATGATGATATAGTCTGTACTTGACAACGTAGAGTGGTAATTCCAGCATTACCTAAAGTTATTTGGTCGTCAACAGTATTACTTGTTGCTTGTGCATCTCTTCCAATACAAATATTATTATCTCCTGTAGTAATCGTATTACCAGCAGCTAGACCTAAACAAGTGTTTCTTTCGCCAGTTGTAACTGCTTTACCAGATTCAGACCCAATAAATGTGTTTTGTTGTCCAGTAGTAATGTTTAGACCAGATTCATTTCCTACTGCCGTATTTTCCCCGCCAGTTGTTACACTCTTAAGAGCTTCGCGACCTACCGCAGAATTAAAACTACCAGTTGTGGTTGAAAGTAAGGCATCTTTTCCAACAGCACTATTGTTAGAAGCTGTTGTGTTAAGAGTTAATGCTGCTCTTCCGATAGCGGTGTTATTTGTTCCAGTTGTATTGTTCAACAAACAGTTATAACCAACCGCAGTATTAAAATTAGCTGTCGTATTTGC